GCAGAGTCTAAAGTGCCAGTGTACTTGAGGAAAAGACTGCGGCCAGCGTCAGTAGAGCCATCAGCAATAGTAGTAGTGTGCGTGTCGGCATTAGTGGTAATCGCCTCCGTGCCAAATGAAAACGCTTCAGCGATTAACTCAAGGTTAGTATTTGTGGTCGTGCCCCATGTGCCGGAGCCTTCCCCGGTGGCGAGTTCTGTGAGCCGTAAGTCGTTAGTGTAAACTGCCATGTTCTATCCTCTAAAAAACCTAGGTGTTGACATTTGCGTAACTAGGCGTTTGCGTTGTGCTTATGTCATTGTAGGATGGGGTTTGGTCTGTGTCTATCTGGCCGTAACTTGGTGTTTGGCCCGTATCTATTTGACCCCAAATCAAAATGTTTCCAAGCTCAGCCGTCATAGCAACGCCTGCTGGCTGAACAATCGACGCTGCAACGGTGGTCATTGCGCCCACAGATGATGTCATCTGCTGCCCCGTAATAAAAACATTATTCACGGTTATGATGTTGGGCTGACCCAAGCCAGACGTAATCGAGCGTCCCGTCAGCGTGACATTGGCTTCGGCATCGAATGTGACAGCGCCAAGCCCCGACGTTATTGCCTGACCCGTAAGCTCAACAAACGCCGCTGCAACTGTGGTCATTGCGCCAACGCCAGAGGTTATGGCCTGACCAGAAACTGTGACGTTGGCTTTGGCGTCAATGCTTGGAGCGCCAAGGCCAGAAGTGATCGCCTGACCCGTAGGCGTAACATTTGCCTCAGCGTCAGTTGTAACCGAGCCTAACGCGCTTGTGACGCCTTGACCCGTGACAGAAACATTGGCTTCAGCATCAATCGCGGGAGCGCCAAGTCCAGACGTAATTACCTGAGTTGCTGGCGTAACATTCGCTTGACCCGTTACTGTGAGTGCGGTGCTGAGCGCAGAAGTAATCGCAAGGCCCGTGACGCTAACCGTCGCAGCGGCTGCAACAACTGGTGTGCCGAGAGCGGACGTTACCGCCTGACCCGTAAGTGTTAGGTTGGCTACGCCACTAATAGACAGCGAGCCGATGCCAGACGTGATTGCCTGACCCGTAGGCTCGACGGGTAGGGGAGTGCTCCACGCACCTTCACCCCAACCGCCACGGCCCCAGCCGTTAATGTTAGCCATCTTCTAGCTGAGACTCGGCGTCTTTGAGAAGCTTGACCGCTGTGCTCATAATGTCGCGCACAGCATCCGTCATGAAATCAGTCGCCAGCGACGCTTCCATTGTGCTGATTGCTTCTTGAATGTCTTCTATTGCTGTCATGCGAGGCTCCAAGCAAAAACATATGATAGAGACTATGCCGCGTTAGGGATACCCTGAAACTTGCGCTTCAGTATGCGATCCACCTTGCTGTGGGTCATAGGCGGTATATCGTGCAGGCTATTGACCTGCTTGGCAATCTTGCGAGCACCCAAGCCGCGCTTCTTGAGCTTGTAAATCGTCTTGAGAACGTCCTGCTCTTCAGGCACCTCTTCAAGAAACTTTCGGGTCTTGCTCCCAATTGTTTCCTCAACATGTCGGTAGCCGTATGGCGCAGAGCCGCCAATCGCATATCCGCGTGAGGCCCAGTCAATCTTGCCTGCTGCAAAGCGATCCTTAATGGTCGCGCTTTCAATCTCGGCAACCGCGCTCAGAACCATAACCATAATGTCGTGGGTCATCGAGTTCATATCGAACTTCGAGTCCAAGCCATTCGACTTGGCGGCATCAGGGTAAACAACTGGCATCTCACCAAACTGCTCGCAGAAGTACAGCGTTATGCCGATTTCTTTCAGCACGGGCATCATGCCAAGAAGGTTGGCGGTTGATCGACTGAATCGGTCAAGCCGAGTGCATATCACCACGTCATGACGGTCAATCACGTCCGTCAAATCACGGCTTGCAGGTCTATCGAGCAAGGGGATCGTGCCAGAGACGCCCTCGTCCGCGAAGAACTGATCAACTTCGCGGTTGTACTTCTGGCGAACAAAGTCTTGAATCTGCTGCATCTGCGTCTCCAGCGAGATGCCAGACTTGACCTGCTCGTCGGTGGATACGCGGACGTAGCCATAAATGTTGTTGATCTGCCGTAATGGGTTGCCGCTCATTTCACACCACCTTTGTAGCCATACTCAGTCATTTCTTCATGCAGCCGCTTCCAGTTGATATCGAGCGGCATGTTGTCGTTGGTGCGGTCAGCGAACATCACCTGACCGTCCTTAACCAGCTCAACGCCGTATACTGCCTTGGGCATTCCATCGTACACAATGTCGATGTTGTGCTTCAGGCAAGTGCGGCGCACTCGGTTGTAGAAAACCTTCTTTGCTTGGGCGCTCATGCGACGCCCTCCTGTAAGTGTTCTTCCCAAAGCTCTTTGGCCTTGTCAGTCTCGGCCAAGACGCGAGCGCGTCCAGCCAGATAGTCGCCAAGCTCGGCAATCTTCAGCGAGCGGCTCGTAAGCTCAAGAAGCTCGATGTCGGTTTCGATAGAAGCCTTGCGGAACAGGCCGGGCAACAACATAGAGGCAATCGGCCCTAGATCGTGCTTGCGAGAGAAGCTTGTCAGAAGCTTTACGAACATTTGATTTTCAGGGGTCATTTCCATTTTCACGTTTCTCCGTTAAGTGAGATTGCATAATAAGGGTATGCGTGTCGATGTGCAAGCGTTTATTTGTTTGTATAAGGTGTTGCACATAAGCACGGGATCTGTATAATACAGGGTGTCAACAACAAAACACTGGAGATGTGATGGATTACGAAATAGGCGACGGCGACGAGCTGGCGGACATGGCCGAGAAACTTTTGAAGGGCGAGAAGAAAGAGGGCATGACCATCAACAGCCCTGCGCTTCACGGCCCTTTCGAGCCAATGGAGCTGGGTGGTCTGTACCCTGAAGTTTTACGCGCTCTTGCAAGACCAGAAAAGCGAATTGTCAGCGCAAAAGGGAGAAATGACAGCCCATCAAAAAACGCTCTCAAGGCGTTTTCAAACAAGCTGAAGGTTTCTCGCCGTTTTGATATTGAGGACGATTTGCTCAGAACTGTTTTCAAAGAACCGTCTTGGGCTGGGCTTACTGAAAACAAAGGCAACCTGCCTGTGCGGTACATGACAGAAAACATCATGCAGGCTCATGACGAGCTGCGCTTACCGTTCAAGCATTGCTGGCTGGAGTTCAACGCTGAGGTCTTTAATGACGAGATGAAGTCCCACGGCTGGAGCTATGGCTCTATCGCCGTTGAAATCGAAGAGACAAAAGAACAAATATCTCTTGAGTTTGATCGTATTGGCGTTTTTTGTTTTCAATCAAAAGACGAGCAAACAGACTTCTTTTGGTTTGCGAGTATGCGCGAAACATCTTTAATTCACATGGGGATTTTGGGGCGAAGCTTTAATTCCGACCTGCCTCCAGTTGCGTGGGAGCCTAGACAAGAAGATCGCTTGCGACAAATGTCGTTGCTGCTTTGCGGAATGGATTTTCAAGACGAGCCAATCTCAGAGGCTGCGTCAGGCTACAAAGAAATGGTGCTCGGATCACAAATGATCGAATTCCCTGAGGTCTGCGGCGTTGAAGCTACAAGAGCGGCTTTTGAAGAGCACGGCGAACCATTCGCGCCGTACATTACTAGAGTCGCGTGGGAGACTTTACGGGTGCTGAATTACCCGTGGGTTGTCAAAGAACAAGCTCGCGTTGAAAACCAAAAGAAGGGTAAGCGTCCAATCATTACTGCTTGCGACTCTTACTACCGCTGTAAAATTGTTTTGCCAAAAGAGGATGGCATTGAAACTAGGTCTACTGAGCCTCGACAAGAGTCTTATGGCAAAAAACAACATCAAGTGCGAGGGCATTGGCGCGTGTACAAAGACGAGTTTGGCGATGTCAGAAATCGGACTTGGATACGCGAGCACAGGCGCGGTGACCCCAAGCTGGGCGTGGTTCTAAAAGACTATGTTTTGACGGACGATAAAGATAGGGGCGATGAAGATGAATAGCCCTGAGCTTTGCCAAAAGATCGAGGGGTTAGAGAGCGACCTAGAAAGCTCTAGTGATCGCCTAAGCCTTCTTACGTCCAGACTTCAATGGCGTGATGTAGACCCAAAGGATCGGCACCCAGCAGTTAAGGAGCTGTCTACGCGAGCGCGTAACAGCTTCGCTAGGGATGGTCTTGGCTGGGTGTTTCAGTTAGAGACTTTGACCGCTAAAGATGTCATAAAAATGCCAGAGATCGGTATCAAGACTTTCAAAGAAATAGAGGCTTGGATGCAAAGGCACGGCCTCAGCTTTAAGGAGACAGAAAATGAATACCATAGTAGATAATCAGACAGAGCGTCTCAGGCAGATGCTGCTGAACCACGACTGGACGTACAA